AGTTTGGTAACCCGCTGGGTTTAGCAAGTTATGGAATCCTTAAATTTTTTTGCAAAAACTTTTTTCATTTTGAAATGAAACTCATTCCAACTCGCGATAGATTTTGATGATCGGATCGAGCGCGATACGAAGGTTTTCTTTCTCATCGTCACGCCAATCGCTGACAGGCTTTGCGGTCGTGAGATCGACCAAGCTCTTATACAGTTTGCCTGCATGCGCCAGCCACAACCGACTTGGCCCCGTCGTTCGCTCGGGGTCGTTCGTCTCGCGGTTGGCCGAGCCTGGCGGCGGGAGCAACTCCGCGAACTGAAGTCCGACGCGAGCAACATCGGACGGCCAGAGATCGAGGAGCAACTGCTCACGGTTGCGATACAGGAACACTGCCTTGTCGGCGTGATCGAGCGGTATGCCCAGCGAAAGGATCCACTCCGGTCTGTTGCTGACCTGCTCTTTGCCCAGCATGAGGAGAGACCCGCACTCGGCAAGAGCGTTGAGCGACTCGCGTGCGCTGCGTTTGGCTTGGCTGGCGAGGAGGAGTGCTTCGGCATAGCGATCCTTGGCTGCGGTCTCGATGGCTTCGAGGTTAGTTGGTGGTGTGTAGGTTACGATTTCCATTGGTATGTTTGTATGTTTTTTTTGCCTGATCTGTCTTGAGTGCGGCAGACGGCGGGAGTCCCGTCTCGTTGAGGTAGTTCGTGGCGACTTTGCTGATAGCCTGCTTGGTGCAGCCCAGATCGCGTGCAACCTCGAGCATGCTCCTCCCCGCTGTCATAGGATGCCCAAGAGCAAAAGCCACGCCCCAGAGCGTCCTGCTGCGCCAGTAGCCGTGCTCTGCGAAAAAGGTCAGGAAGTGATTGAGGGTATGCATCATTGCCTCCGCTGCTCGCCGGTGGCTGGTGATCGGCTCAGATGTCGGTGTGCCGTCACAGAATGCTGCAAAGTCTACTTCATAGCTCGCCTCGTCGAATTCCGCTGCGTCGCGCTCGTCTTGCATTGCTGGCAGTTGTCGCCTGACGAGCGGAGGATTGCAAAAAGTATTTCTCTCCGCCCCTTGACCATTTTCGTGGCGTCACGAAATTGGTCTCTCATTTCACGACCCGATCGACAGACCGAGATATGCAGAAATGCACTCTTGGAATTATTTCCATTCTGATGAAATCAACAGCGTGGATAAAAAATAGTGAAAGAAATAACCCCCCCCCTTTAGGGGGGGTTTTTTCCACTAATTTTTTCCACGTTGTTTCAGGGTAGAAAAAATTAATATTTTCCATATTTTTTCTATTTATTTCCACTATTTATTTCCTGCCTGTTCTTGCTGAAATGCTTTAAATGTTTTCCACGTAACATTCCATTTTTTTTGAATCTCATCGCCCATCCTTTTTTGTGTTCCTACCCAAGAATCTCTAAAGGCAGAAATCTCAGCGTAGACCAAGGCATTAATTTTTTTAGGTGCTCCCGGCCCCTTAGCTTCTGGGGGTTGTTCTTCTATTATTGTGCCAGGCTCCCAGTGAAGGCCATCCTTTGCGTGCTGTAAAATTATTTCTGTTTCCGGTTGCCCGAATCCATCAACCACATTTGCTCGCTTGCCTCGTTTAGCGAGCAGGAGCTTGAATGTGCCTTCTTGCTTTGTTGTTTGTAATACGGCAATGGCCCTTGCCCAGTTTGTGAGTTCCGACGATCCCAGCCCCACATAGGCAAAGTCGTTAGTATTCCAGTGCGCGCGACCTTTGGAATCGCTCTGTGGCTTGCCGGTGTGGTGCGACCATACCCACGCGAACTTGCGTTGGAAAGCTATGGGGTTGCATTGGCCCCGTAGGAATGCGCTGGCGACGCTCTGTTGGCTTATGTCATCGCCTATGTAGCTCAAGAGCGGATCGCCAAAAACTAAATCGCATGCGCCTTTTTTATCCAGCAACCTACCGACAACATCAACGAAGTCTGATCCGGTTTGAGAAGTGACGCGAGCAAAAGTAATGTTTTCAGTCAATTTTTGAACTGCGTCTGACTGTGGCATCTTAGCATTTGCAACAACGTATGACATCACACCCTGCACGATTTCAGCCATATCTCCTGTGTCATTTTCTGCCTGGATGAATAGGCTTTTAAGTTCTTTCCTCGGACTAATCCCAAAGAACGGCATTCCCAGTGCCCAGAACATTGCTGCCTGAACCGTAAGGGATGACTTACCTACCCCCGACTGTCCGACGATAAGCAGCTGGCCACCCTGGCACACCCAGCGATCGCCCAGAAGTGTCGTGTTGTCTTCCTTGGGAACGAAGTTAAAGAGTTCCTCGAAGCTGTGCATTTCCACTCCGACCATAGATGGATCGGTTGCGTTCTTAATTGCTGCAATGATCTCTCTTCGGTTGGCCTCTTTTGATTTAATCCAATCATTCGCGTCAGCAAATTTTGAAGGTGTTCTGACGCGAACGATATTATTGGAAACCGAAATAGCGTCCTGCATCCAGATTTCGGATGGTATCTTTCCGTCTTTTTTTGCAGCGTCGTTTTGCGGAAATGCGTAGACCTTACGGCCTGTTGCAAATACCTCTATACATTTTCCGTTACTTGCCCCTCGCGATGCTACCCACAGAGCAGTGCTCCAGTCCTCACCAACTGCGTCAGCGATGGCAAGCAAGTCCCATTGCGACTCAAAAAAGTAAACATTTTTAGAGTCTTGGTCTCCAAATACCAGTGGAACATTTTGCGTTCCTTTAGGCTCGAATCTCCATCCTCCCCCGGCGCATTTAATATGAGCACCCTCGCCAGATTTGAACGCAGGCTGATCTCCGCAAGCTCCAAGGATGTTATTGTCGCGAGCAAGCTGCATTATGTTGATGCTCACGCCCCTTTGCTCTGCGAGCTGCTTCAAGAACTCATCAGTAGCTGCTTCCTTGTATTTATTCCAATCGAATGCTGTTGGAGTGCTGGTCTTTAACTTAAAGCGTGCAGGTTCTGGTCGATTGTTTTGATTCGGCATCCCTGCAAGGTCAGCATAAACCAACATCGCTTCCTGGTTACTTTTCTTTTCAAGCTTGGCGATAAAATCAATTTCGTCTCCGCCTTCACCGGTCCCGTGGTCTTTCCATCTCCATCTGCCGTTGGCCGTATAGATTCCAAATGAAGCATTTTTCTCCTTTCGGAATGGTGATTTTGCTTTTGGTTTCGCGTGGTCTCCGAGACCAAGTTTTACCATCAGGTCAGGCAGTGGCAATCTCTGGCGGGCTTCTTCGATATTCATTGCAGCCCCCCTTCGAGATACCACCAGCCTTGGTCGTCTTTGTGCAGTTTGCCCTGCATCGCCATGTGATCGAGCACATGGTCAGCTAATTTCTTTGCTGCCTGCCAATACGCAGGGTGCGCCCCGTAGGGTAATAGTTGTTGAGCTATATCGAGCCTATCGATTGCGCCGCGATTGAGCGATGCTTTGAAGGCCCGAAATACATACTCTTGAAGAGCGTGATCGGGAAGTTCCGTTTGCATAATAATAAAAAATCCCTTCGTGATTGTCGGTTGAAAAATTGGCCCATGCAAAGGCTCCGACTCACACGAAGGGAAAAAGGATTTTGGTTTTGTTTATTTTGCATGAATGAAAAGGCTTTTTCACGGCCTTATTGAAATATATTTACTTGGTCGGGATTGTCAAATTGCCCAGTGCCGCAGTTGCGATCCTCCTCAGCTCACAGGCAGTGTGCCACCGAGCTGCCTCAATCTCCTGCAATACCTCCCGCGCCTCGTCGCGCTCTTTCTTGGAATCATTCAGAAGTTTTCTCAACACAGGGACGCAGCTGCAATGCACCTCGTCTGAGTGGTCGGACTCGACATGTTTTGCAGCGTTTTCCCAGTCGTCAAGTTTAGCCCTCGCCTCGTCTCGCTCGCGCAAAGCATTTGCCAAAGCGTAACTTAATTGATCTCTATCGTAGTCTATTGTCATTTTAATCGGTGTTCTCCTTCATTATTTTAATCCACCCACCAACCTCTAAATGGATTGCGTCTAAGGCAGATTGCGCTTGTTTCAGTAAAAACCTTGCCTCGTCGCGCTCGCGCTCCAACTTGCGGGCAAAGTTGGCTGTAACAACCTGCATTGGAATTGGGTTTGTTCTAAGTAGCCCTTCATGTTGCTCAGCATCCGTCTCTGGTGTAGGTCGTTCACTCATTTTCTTTTTGCCTTGGTAAACCAATTGGGAAAATGCCCAAAGTCGCGCGGCTCGGTCACGTTGTTATTTTTTCCGCAGACATCGCACTTGCCGTAGTGCCAGGTCGAAATGCGTGGTGCCTTCCTGCCGTGCAGCGCGCCACACTGCCAGCACGTCCAGGCTGGGTAGTCTTGCTTTATTGATGTCATGAGAGTGCTTTCTGTCTGATCTTTTTTGAAGGTAATGTTACGCCTGCCGCATCGCCCAAGGCCTCGCACAGGTCTCCGTAAAAGCTTGAGTTAAGAAAAGCGATCGCGCTGCGTTGATTTAGCTCCCTGTGCTCGTTGAGGCTTTTAGATTCGTATACATTGTCATTCTTAGCATCGAACACCGCCTGTTGGATCATCGCGCACAGGATCTCGCGCGTAAATAGTATTTCGTAGTCGTCTTTCATATTTAGATAAATTCCTGCGCGTGTCCCGCCGCGCCCCGGTATCTGCGGTTTAGGCTAAAACGGAATCTCGTCTCCGTCCTCGTCTTTTGTGCTTGCTGGTGCTGGCTTCTTCGCTGCTGGCTTGGATTTTCCGCCCAAGAACCCCTCGCGTTCGTCGCCGAAAATCCAACGCTCGATGGTGTTGAATTTGTGGTCTGGGTTAGTCTGCCCAGGCTCCTCCCCGATCAACGCAACACCTACCGCTCCGATCAAGTCGATCGCATCGACATCGATATCCTCGCCGGGGATTGTTGCCCGTCCGATGGATGCCAAGAATTGGTCGATCTTCCACGCCGCCTTGGGCGTGAACACCAGATGATCCCAGACCTCTGGGCCTGTCGAGCCGTCCTCGAGTTGGATTTTGCAGACGAGCTTGATCATCGCATTCCCGTTTTGGCTTGTCTTGTCGGCTGCACTCGCAACCTCCATTTTGTAAACACCGGGTTCTACATAGTAGACTCCGGCCTGCTTTAGTTCACTGCTTTTATATGTTGGCATTTTAGTTTTTCTTTTTTGTTTGGCGCATTGCTTTGGTGCCTGGGGCGCTTTTAACCAGACTGTGCGGATTCTCAATCTGCAACTCCTGTGCAAATTCGAGAAATTTTTCTGCGGACATCTTGCCGCCACCGGCGAGGAATGCCGTTAATGGATCGAGTTGACCTGCGACGATCAATGCCGTCTCTGGCTCGATGTATTGGCGATCTTTTGGGTTGGTCAGTGCCCACCCATCAATCTGCTCTCCTGACTCCAGGCGGTCTCGCAATGCGTCGGTGAGCGGGTCTCCAAATTCTTTGACAAAGAATTTGTAGCGGGTCACGAAGTCAACGTGCTGTTGCGGATTGGCAAGAATCCGGTCGCGGATGATGGTGAGCGAGTCGCCGTTGACTGCACTAACATCAGCCAGTGCCGCCTTGCTCTGGACAACCAGCGCCTTGCACGTGTCCTTATTCGCGCACCAGTCGCAATACTCGCATGGTGTTGGCTTCGCATGCACCCACGTTGCGCGATCGATTGCTCTCCGGGTGATCTTCTCCGCCTCCTCGATCGTAAACTCGTAGGTGCGCACAAGCCTTTGATCGACGTAGATGATATGCGCCACCCAGTAGTCGGTAAAGTATCTCTCCATGCATGCCCAACTGTAGGCCGCGGCCTGCGCAAGATAATCCCGCACTTGGCCCGTCTTGATGTCTGCCAGCCACCCACCGTCAACGCAGAGTGCATCCGCGGTGCCGACCCTGCTTAGAGCAGGGACGGACATGGCAAGGTGTGTCTCGCGACACTCCATGTCGTGGTCGCCAGCCAACTCCAGAAGCTTGTGGACTCCCCACATTACCGTATCTTTCTCATCTTCCGGCATCGGCTCGTGATCCATGATGATATGGATACGGTCGCGTATCCAGCGATCAACTCGCGTCCCGCGCTCCGCTGCCGGGCTTGTCGTCCACGCCGAGACGTAGACCGGACAGCCCTCGAGCTTCGGAAGCATGCTTGGTGAAAGCTCCTTCATTTGGCCTCCGAGTGAAACGCCGCCACGGTCGCCAAGAACTTCGGCACGTCCTGGCGAATGCGTTCGAGCACCCGGTCTGATGCCTCTGTCCAGTCCTGATCCTGTGTGATTTGCTCTTTGGCTCGCAGGAATGATGTTGCCGCCTCGCCGTGTTTGGCGACCTCAATCGTCCAATCCTCAATTTTAACGATCGTGGGTTGCTCGGGTGCCGGTGCCGGTGATGGTGCCGCCTTTGCAATCTGGAACAGGTGAGAGACGCTGGCCCATTCAAGAGGCAGTTCCTCTGCCAGCCCACTTCGGGTCTTAGCGTCGTAGGCTGCGCTGTGCGTAGTGAGTAGGATGCGTTCCTTGCCGCCGATGCCCTTGCCGCGTCCGGTGTCGCTGGTCGAGACCTTTGTTTTGAAACGCAGAAACCAAAGTTCATCCGCAAACTCTTTGATTAGTGGCGAGCTTTGTTTTGATAGTTTTAGTTCGTAACGGTCATACGGTGCCAAAGCATCTGGTGCCTCGAACTTAACGATCTTACTGTGAGCTATCAGCACAACATGTTTGCCTGCGTCGATCAGCGTATCGATGCTGGCGAGCATGCGGCTCATGCGCTCCGCTACCATGACCCAGCCTTTACCGAAACCGAAGTCCTCGATGCTGGTCTTCTTGCTGGTAGCCAGCAAGTCTTCGACGCAGAGCCGCTCTGCCCAATCTGCGGAGTCGATGACGATGGTTAGGTAGTCGGTTGCCTTAGCCTCGGCCAATGCTTCCGTGAGCTGCTTCCAGCTGTTGATCTCGCACCGGTCAACATCCAAGTGTGATGTGCCCCCCTCAATGTCGAGGAAGAGCGGCTTGGGGAATTGTGCTGCGAAGGTCGATTTGCCTACGCTCTCGACTCCGTATAGGACTACGCGTTGGGCGCGTTGTTGTTTGCCTGTTGTTATTTTCATTTGTTAAATTTCTATTTTTTATTAATCTTGAGAAGAAATGAATCCGCGATAAAAATCACGGCACTCGGATAATAAAGACTCAACATTCACAGAATTGAGATTTTTGGTTGGGTTTTTTAGAGCATACAGGGCGTATGCAAATACCTGTTTTGGAGTTGTTTCAACAATATCCCTTTCCCTTTTCCTGCCGTTTTGGCCCGTTAGCCGTTGATGTAATGCCCTAAGACTTGTCGTGACACATTGCACGGTTTCAAGTTTGCATAAATCCAGCAATACATAATCCCTGTATTGATGGAAGCAGTCTCTTCTGCCGTATTTTTGTTCAAAAAATACAAATGCCGCCTTCACAGGGCTGGTTGATATTTTTTGTCTGGTTGATCCGCATACCTCAATAAGACGCTTAGAATCATCCAAGACAAGTGAACTCATTTTTTCAAGGTCGTATCGTGTAGGTCTCTGAGCTATTACTATCCCTGCCAGAAAATTAATTATCTCTGCAGGTCGTTTATCTATATCTAATATAGTAGCAACATTTCGCTTTGATCCTTGATCCATATCTGGAACGGAGTCAGGTGATACTCCAGTTGTTACCATTAAATAAACTGCAAAACCAGATTTTATAATTGCAAGCAATCTGTGTTGTCCATCAACCAAGTTGCCGAATTTATCAAACGCAATGCCTTGATGCGTAGTCGTCCATTTCCCAGACCTCATTATTTCGGCGAACCTTATGACATTTGTCCAGTTTATTATTTTACGCGGATTATTGAAGTTTGCATTTTCAATCCATTCTTTTGCCTGCTCAGGAGTAACTCTAATTATTTGAGTTTTCATTTGTTATTTGTATTTTGTGTTTGTTTGTTTCGGCAGCGTAAACGGCCACTGCCAGTGCCGCCCAGGTGTGGGATTTGATGCCGTAGGTTTTCCCCGGCTGTTTCTTCGTGCCTTGCGGCCCGAAAATGTCAATAAGTCTCTGGCGGATGTTTCCATCCTTGGCTCGCATGGAGCCGCAGAGATACATTTTTATATCCTTGCGGTAGCAGAGCCGCACCGGCGTGCGTGCCACCTCGATGAATCGTCCGATCCACACGCAGGTTTCAAAGGTTGACGACCCGACCGCCATCCCGTAGCTGGCGATCATCTCACAGGCCACGCTTGTATATTCGCGACCGATCAGAATCTGCCTGATCTCCGCATTCGGAAGATGGCCGTGGTCTATAATGAGACCGTGGTCAAACTGCACAAAGGCAGTGTGCGTTGTGCCGGGGTCGAGAGCGATCATTCTAATCCTCCTCCTCAAACTCGCGCCATCGGCGCTGCCTCTCGCGTCGACGCATGTCGTGTTGGCGCATCCGCCACAGGATATTCTGTTGACCGCACCAGTAAGATGCAAAGCACGAGCCGATAGTGAGGGTTGCAATACAAACTGCCAGAGTTCCGCTCATCGTGCGATCCTCCAGGTGATCCACGCCAAGACGACGATAGGAGTGATGATGCCGAGGTATTGGATGAAGTAGCCGATGCTTCGGCAGACGGCTGAAGGGTCGTTTAGGTCGATCATAATTTAGTCGGTGTGATGTGGAGGGCTTGGAGGCGGTGTTTTTTCCAGAACTGTGCTTTTGCATTGGCGAGGCCGGTGGCTTGGATTGTTTCGCTGACTGTGCCGAAAATTGGGCAATAGCCGTGGCAGAGGTAGAGTTTCATAATTCAAACAAGAGCCAGAACTTCAAGGTAACTCTTCATCTGACCATTGCTGAAAATATAAGCGGTCATGCCGTTCGCAAAGTTACCGTCAATATCTGAAACCCATGTTGCTTGCGTAAGAATAAACCCTTTTTTTGAAAGTGAACGAAGGGTTGTTTTATTAAAGTGAGTGGCTGCAATTTTGTGGTGCGTTGTTTTCATTTTCTATTTCTATTTCTGTTTTGGTTTCTTCGTCGGAGGGTTCATCCCTCGTTCGATGTGCAGACCTTCTAACATCTGCAAAAAATGCAAAGATAATTCTTCGCGAAGTGCGAAAATAAATATTGCGAAAAAGCTTTACATGCCTTCGCAACCAATGCCAGCGCGGATCTGCGGGCTTTTACGGCTTAATAATCGGTCGGTAAAAATTCATCAAAACAACTTTACCAGAATCAAAAATTCTTGTTTTTTTGCATTCAAATCTACCAGATTCAACCGCAGCTCTCATGCTCGTGCAAAGCGAATTTTCCAACCTCCCGGTCTCTTTTGAAATGTCGCGAACGCTTTTCCACCCTTCTTTGCGCAGTGCATCTGCGTCCTCGACGATGTTGCTGGCAAAAGCCTGAGACCAAGCGTTATCTATAGCGGCAATAGCCACGGATTTTGTTTTTTTCTCTCGCATAAATTCACGGTAATTGATGTGTCGGTGTAGTGGCCGTAAGCAAACCCCTGCGACCATGCAAGCGTAGCACGGCGCTGGCTCGCGTAGTCCATATCAAAGCGCGCCAGCATGCCGACGCAGTAGCCTGTCGCGCCGTCGATCGTCCTCGCCCGCTCGCTGCCGACGCGATGCAGATGAGCCATGATCATGTTGCCGTATGTTTCTGCATGGTCTCGGATGGCTTGCACATTAAACATGTATCCGTGCAGGAATTTCGTTCCTCCGAGTTCGGCGTAGCTGCGGATGTTGTAGGGATATAATTTTGCCTTGAGCTTCTTGGCCGTTGCCTCGATGGCTTGGATGGTCAGTGTTGCTGCATGCGCTGAGAGCGCGTTTGGCGATGATGCCAGTTTGTAAAGCCTCGCTTCATGGTTCCCGTATAAAATATGCTGCGGGCGGAGTTCGTGCAGGAAGTCAATGCCAGCGCTGAGATCGTCGCTGACGTTGGCGGCTCGGTCGGCTGAGTTTGGATCGTTGACCGCACCGGAGCGGAATGCGGCGAGGTCGAGAAAATCGCCCAAGTGAAATGTCGTGTCCGGTTTCCACCGTTCTTTGAATGTAAGAACCGCCTTGCGGGCCTCTTCGTCGATTTGATCTCCGTGACTGCACCCAACAGCCATCCATTTTTTCCACTTTTTGGTCGGGGTCATATTAAGGCAGGTCGGGGATTTCGTTGTCTTTGCGCAGCTCCCAAATGTAGCTGCGCACTTTTTCAAGCGTGTGCTCACAGGCTGAGTAAGTGGCACCCTCTTCGTCGCGCCATTCGCGGAACTCGCCGCTGCCATGTTTAAGGAAGGAGCGTATTTCGTTGAGAAGGTCATTGATGATAAGAATGGTATCCATACCCTTCACCGCGCAGATGTGCTCACAACGCTCTTCCGGTAGGGTAAATTCAAGGGTGGCCTTCATACGTCAGCCTCCTCTTCCTCATCGTCTTCGTCTTCGAGCGGCCACAGGATCACCTCTGCATCACCGGCAAGGCTGCGACATGCGTATTCATTCCCGTGTTTTGTGTCCATGTGGTAGGTCTCCCCGCTATCCTCCCAAGAGACGATGACAACTCCACAGTCAAAGTGCTCGGCGAGTAGTTGCCGCACTTGGAGCATGATTGTTTCTCGATCCGGCGGCGATTTGATTTTTATGGTTTTCATTTCATTGGGTCATCTGAAAATGCATGCCGTCGCGACCGATTGTTGCTCCGAGATTGATCCACCCGTGCTGGGCAAAGACCTCGATGACTCGTAACGGCATGTGTGCGCGGGTTGGCCAAGATGTGTGCAAGCCGTTGCGATCTGCGTCGAGATCGATTGCCGCTCCCCACGAGTGCTTGCTCGGTTCGCTGCCTCCACGCTGGGCACGCACTGCGTAAGATCCGAAGAACCTGTCTATACCTGCCTCTGCGCGGTTTGCTGGGGTCGGGTAGTAGTCGAGTAGGGTTTCTAAAATTGATGACAGGCTCTCGTGGCACTTTGCGTGGATTGCAATGCCGTCGATTGGTTTCGGCGTGTCGTAGAGAAACATCTGAAATGGCGGTTTGATCCGCACGAGCGGCACGCTGCCGGGTTCACCGTAGAACGCCCTGCAAGCCGCTGTGATCGGCTTTGGCGACGTGCTGGGTTGCATAGCCCTGAGATGGCGGTTGAGAGCACGAATGCTCTCCGGCCCCCACCATCCGTCAGGCTTCGCGCCGATGCGAGCCTGCATAGACTCGATCTGGGCGCGGTTCACTTCTGCTCTTTGCGGATGATATTTATTGCGCCGACGATTGCCAGCCCCCCAGCCACGATATGGTTTTGGAGTTCGGGTTCAAGCTGAACGCCGAGAGCTGTGGCGATAAGAATCAGGCCGCGCCATGTGCTCGTTTCGTTAAGTTTGTTGAGTGCGAGGATTAGGTATTTCATTTGTCTTTCAGGGTTCGTGAAAACGACTCGAAAGCATACTGCATGCTCGGAGTCTTTTGCGTTGTGGTGTTGTTGGATTCGTAGGTGACGTTAATCCTTACTGAGCCGAGCGCACCGACGTGAGATCCGACCGGCGGGATTGGAATCGAGATGCATCCTGGGAGTGCGAGAGCGAGGGCGATCAGGATTGCTTTCATTCTTTTTTGTATGTGCCGTGCCACAGTTTGAGGCCGACGTAAACTGCGGTCAGGATCGCCGTTAGCAGGCCGATGCAGGAGATTCCGAACTTAAGGTAAATATCAAATTCTTGCACTTGGTTGATGACTAAGGACGACGCGGCAACGAGCGTTCCAAAAGTGCCGATTATTGTGGTGTTGTCCGTCATTAAATTAAGAAATTTGGTGTATCCAGCTGGGTAAAATTGTTCCTTCTGGTAGCATCGCGCTCCATGTCCACTCGGTAGGGGCTTCTGGATCGTTCGGCATTGGGACAAGCGTGACTCCCCACTGCATTGGGCGAGTCTTGGTGTGGTCGGTCTGATCCCAACAATACCACGGGAGGTCGTTATCGTGCAGCTCGGTGGCTTGGTAGGTGTTCATTGGGGTCATGGCAATCCGAGTCCAAGGGTTTGTTTTATCAATTCGTTAAAAGTCGAATCGCTAACCGTTCCAGATATTAATCCAGCTAAAGCGATTGGACCATTAAAACCACGCGCTCCATCACTTCTTGAGCCAATAAAAACCTTTGGCGTAGTGCTTGCGTTTAGCGTTAGGCCATGAGTCGCCGATGCTATTTCAACGCCGTTTTTTGAAAGGGCGTGAGTGCTGGAATTTAGTTTGTAAATATGAGTATCGAAGTTAGCTGACAAAGTATATGCTGGGGTAAGGCCATTGTTTCCAGCTGTAGAAAAAGCGTATGCGGCGTTTTGATTTCCGCCAAAATTTTGAAATCCAAGTGCCCAATTTCGGTTTGGGTTTGTGCCTGTGTCATTATCAATAATCGACGTGCTTGATACCGATGGTATTGACGTCACCTTTGTGATTGCAAAAGCAACAAGTGGGTAGCTTACAAAAGATAAGTTGGTTGAAATTTGTTGAGAAGATGCAGCCGCAAACGTCACCCCATCCGTCCCCCAAGTCGGCCCGTTTACGAGCGTTCCGTTGTAGGTTCCCAGCCCACCGAGCGAGTAAGCGGTGGAACCTGTGCCTGCGTTCTGCGTAGAGCGAAGCGGCCAGCACACCATGCTGTTGTAGAGGCCCAAAGTTTTTATGCCGATCACGAATCGGTTGATCGCATTGAAGTCCGTTGCACCGGATGCAGCCACAAATGCGGTTGCGTCTGCGTCGATCAGCTTTTTAGAAATGAAGGGAGCAGCTAAAATCATACGATATCGCCCGAGAGCACGAAGGAATTTGCGCCGAGATAAATCAACGATCCGACCGAGTATTGATTTGCCAACTCGTCGGCAGACCCGGGAGCGTTGATCGTTACGCCTGCACCGGCTGTAATGGCAACCGTTCCTGACGTGTTACGCAAGAGCAGGATTTGCGCACCTGTAGGCCACGCCAGCGAAGGCACGGTGATCGTCATTCCGGTCGTCGCTGAGAGCAAAGACTGAGCATCCGATAGCGCGAGCGTGTAGGCGGTGACCGCCACCGAGTTGATCGGAAGCTGGAATTGCGGCACCGGAGAAAACGCATTCGCGTCGATCAACTCCTCCGACACTGCGCAGCCGCTCAAGATAACGGTCTGGCGTGTGCCTGCGTCCGTGAGTTCGATCTCTAGGTCGAGATTGACTGCGTTATCGCTGCCGACCAAATCGCGAAGTGCGAAGGTCGCAAAGTTCACGTCTGCCGTCTTGCCGGGCTTAGCCGTCAGGCCGCTCTGAATCGTAATAGTGGGCTGATCGCAGAATCCTTTATTTCCGCTGAATGTGATGTCGGCAAACTCTCCATCAATACCTGCGACGGACACGCCCCCCGCGCCGATGCTGTCGAATGCTTGCAGCGCGGTTGCGATGTCTGCTGCTACGGCAGAGGCTGGCAGAGGGTCACTCTGGCGCAGGAAGGTTGCAATCGAACCGGCAGTCGTTGCTGCTGTGGCCGATGCAGTAGTGATCGTCGTGCCACCTGCTGTAGTCGCGACAAGAAACGATGTGACCGAAGGGATTGAGTTAATGAAGAGCGTCGATCCGCGAGTGAATCCTGTGATCGTCGTATCGAATCCGGTGATTGTGATCGGCTGGTTGAGTGCGAGGCCGTGCGTTACGCTTGTGAAAAAAACACCTGATGTCACGGTGCTGTTGCTGGTCAAGGCTATGTCTGGGAAGGTCAGGCGGAACGTGCCTGCGAAGGGTTCTTGCGAAAACGTCAGCCTCTGAATCTCGTTTTGGAGGCCGGTTCCGGTGACGGTCGTTGCGATTGTAGCCGTGACGGTCGTCGATAGGTTTGTCCAGGTGGATTGGAATACAGCAGGCGTGAGTCGTAGCTGAATCTCTGCAACTTCCTTCGCCGTTGCGCTCCCGGCCAGCCGCTCGTCGATGACGGCTACGGTGTCGGGGATGACCTGAGAAACATCAGCGGTAAAGGATCCACGAGTGCCTGCGGTTGTAAAGCGGATTGTAAAGTGATCGTCCAGTGCTCCCGTGACAGTCACCCCGCCCGCGCTTGAGATCGATGTGAGCGCGTTTAAGGCGGTTGCGATTTGTCCGGCTGTGGCAGCGGCTGGGATGGCTGATGTCGTGTTAGCACCGAACGTGAGCGTGTAGTCTCCGGTCTCTGGGAGTAGGCTGCGAGAGCCGATGCCGAGTTTGACGCTGGTCGTAGAGCGATCCACGACTGTGAAAGGTGCGTTGATGACTCCGGTCGCCTGTAAAAAATAAAGGTTAAATGTGCCGTTGTCGCCCTTCGTAAAAACAGGCGGTGCGGCTGGTGCAAGGTTCGTCTCGCTCGCTGCGAGCCGGTTATTCGTCAGGTCAATAAATAAATCGCGTGCCATTGTGTTGGTGGTTTTGTCAAATGCGGTCGGTGTAGTTTCGTGAAGAGTCGCAACATCCTGAGATTTTACGCTGCGAGGAAGGGTGGGATTGTTCGGCTCGTGCGCTTAGCGCCTGCGCAAACTCGGGTGTGTTCTCGCTGCGCTCGATGCAGCGGGAGCATGTGCCGTGGCTGGGCCGTCCTCCGTAGAGTCCGAGACCGCACGCGTTGTATTCGCGGGTGGTAGAGGTTGTGTGCGAGCAGGTCATGAGACTGTGTAGCCGCCTTCGTATGAGCCAACGGGAGTGTTGCCGTATCCAATCTTTGTAAAGGTTCCGGTTGGAGTTTTAATTTTCCATTTGCAAGAATCTGAAGGATTCGTGTCTGTAGTATAGTCTAATATGTAATCAAAATATAACATATACCCACCACCTGAGTACCTCCCGATCACGGCATACGAACCATAACCCTCACATACACTGTAGGGAGATAAAACCATAGGTGTATTTTGTGCGTTGTTTTGCGGCGGATATTGAACCCTTGTTCCGCGAGTGACAACTTGGCTTCCTGATGCAAAATTAATCGTAAGCGTGTCGGCAAACAAATCAAACATAAAGTAAAAACGCTGAGTTTGTAATTCTTCAGGAGGTGGCGCCTCACTACATAAAAAATTATGTGTGTAAGCGTAATAAGAATCTGTGCTTACTCGTAGACCGTATGCTTCTTCAGGGTATTCAGGAGATGGGCCAATGTATCCAGACCAAGCCCAGTAGTTTTCTGTGCTTTCAATTGCAACCCCAAAAAAAATTTCAGCTCCCGTATCGGGGTCAAATTCTGAAGCTGTTTTATAGTAAAATGTGCCCGACCGCTCATCATTATTGTAGCTTTTTGTAAAAAACGGGGTTATTTTTTGCAAGGAATAGTAATTTAATTGATTTCCAAGTTGGTATTGGACAAGTTCTAAGTTATTCGGAAGATCATTGTGATCAAATTTTACATTCATCAAGTTACCCGGATACAAGAGATAGTCTAAGCACCCACAACACTCACAACTCACCTTGCCGTCCTTAATCACCACCGCGCCGCTCGGCTGTAGCTTGATCGTTGCCATGTCAGCACTCCTCCGTGGCGATCCATTGTATCGTGCCGCCGACCGATCCGAGGACGTGGGTGCCTGAGCCGGGAGGAGAGGGGATCTTCAACCTGCGCTGGCGGTGTCCGCCTACTCCGGTTGTCTCTTCGTAAACGCCCTCGGCAATGTCGAGCGTGGCAAAAACAAAATTTTTCATCAAGTCGCTGGCCTTGATCGCGTAGGGGTAGTCCTTGCTCGTCGTGCCAGTGCTACCCTTGACGAGGCCTTCAAAATCAACTGGTGGGTTGGATAGCATTTATTTTTTAATAAAATCAACACTAAAAAAACTACGGTATGGGATTGTGTATTCGCTCATCACCCCAAAATTCACTGATGTTATTTGTCCTGCGCTTAGAAAACCATATCTTCGTTTAGAAGTAAACGGGAAGCTTGAAAAGAGACCATAAGTAAATAATGTGAATCCATTATATGACAACCCAGAAGAAGATGGGCCAGTCATAAAATATTCTTCCCAAATTTTATAAGGGACGTTTACTGCAGCTGTTTCTATTTGCCCTTCTTGGACAGTGGTTGAAAACATGCCCACGCTAATTGGCAAAAAATCGGCATCAATTTCAAAAGAAAAATTAGAAACCTCAGAACTCTGCAGAACAATTTTCTGAGTATATCTTGGAATTATTGCGCTAACAAAGGTAGAGGGTTGGGGCACTTGATTGTCTATTGTAGAATAATTAAAACCACCAACTTCAAAATTGGTCTCAATTGATCCAGTCACGGTTGTCCTGCCATACGCCGTCACGCGAAACTCTACAAATCCATCATCTCGCACAATTTCTTGCGGCTCTGGGAAAATAAAAAGCCCATCAAACGCGGGAGCGCCATCGTCCATCGGCATCCGTTCGTTAACCCTGATAGTGTTTCGATTTTTCGCAACATCCGCTTTGCGGCAAACAAACGACCGCTCAACTCGCACCAGTCCGCTGGGATAGGTTTGCACCGTGCGGTTCGGGAGTGCGATGAGATTTGAGGTTCCGTGGTAAGTGTATGCCATAAATTTATGCGAGTGCGGTCATCGGCAGGCGATCCCTAATGGTTTCGACGTAGCCCTGTATCGTGGAGACAAGGGTTTCTATGCTTGAGAGCACCCCACCGCCTGCGCCGCCGGTGACATCGATGCTGCCGATGCTCTTTTTGATTTGCTCAGGGTCCACCGTAAATGTTAGAGGGATGCCAGCGACTCCCGCCTCGATGGTGGCTCGGGTCGAGGCAATGTTGTTGTCGTCGGTTTGGGTGGTGACGCTTGAGTTGATCGAGCCGACTTTGTCCTTGATATCCCCAGCTGCCGTGTCAGCGGCGTTTGTGTCCGCAGTTGCTTTCACTGCGGCTTTCGTTGCTTCAGCAAATTTACTTTTGATATAGGTCTGAATCGCGTCAATATTGTCCTGCACCCCGACCTGATCGACTTTAGGCGTGACATCAGCAGGGTCTGCGTTTTTCAAGATGTTGATTGCTGTTTTGATCGCATCAAGTCTATTTTCCGATCCCTGGATCGCGCTCGGAT